GCCTCCATTACAGCCATTTTAAATTCCTCATGCCGACCTCTTAATCGTGCAAATACGGCCTCTGTTTTAGCGTCTATTTCTTCAGCCGGAATATCGCCCGGATCAATTAATGGTAGCGCGTTTCTATTTTGGTATTCATCAAATGCGTTTCTTACCTCATCAAGTGAATATTTTATTTCTGGTAGGATTTGTTCCAATCCATTGAAAGCTTCGGTTTGTTTCTTTACCTCTTCTGTTGCCTTTGCAGTTCTTTCAGATGCTATCCTTTGCATCTCTGCCCATATCTCAAGTACGTCAACGTTACCACCTGCAACGTTCATCAAAGCCTCGTAATCTAAACCAAGATCACGCAAATAAACGCTTGCTAAATCATGTATCTGGTTAGCCTTTTCCTGTTGCTTTGCTTCTTCTTCTGTTGCTTTGGCAAGGTTTAATTTTGCTGCCTCAAGCCAACCAGCTGGGCCGGTAGCTAATGCAAGTGCGTTTTGATACCAAGTCAAATTATTGCCTTTGGCTATTGACTCAAGCACCATGTTAAACTCATCTGTAACCTTGCCTAAAACTCCTGTACTATTAGAGGCTTCACCGATGGCCACTTTTAAATTTGTCCAATTGGCCGTTAGTCTTTCTAACTTTGTCGAAGCGTTCTCCGACATTTCGCCCATCGTTTTTAGGTTGTCACTCGCAATCTTTCCAACAGCTTCCGCTACTTCGCCAACGGTGGCCGCTTCCATTGAAACGCCATTCATGGCTTCCCCTAACTGAACGGCACTAATGCCCAGGTTATCAAGTATTAGCTTAGACTTTCTACCAATACCGGTAACAATGGAATCAACTAAGTAATCGACCGATTGACCGGTTTGTTTGGCTCTTACGGATGCAAATTCAAGTAACTGCGGGAGGGCTTTTAGACTTATACCGAAGTTTGCAGCCATTACAGACCGCTTCATTAAATCAATCTCTGAAACGGTTCCTTTGGTGGCTTCTTTCAGATCAATCATTAACTGCGTACTGGCCGGTAATTTTTCAAAAGCGGCCCGAACACCCTCGGCCTCACCCGCTAATTTTGAAACGTCTAAAACGAACTCACCAATTTGTGAAACAGCAAAACCGGCAGCAATCATGCCGCCCATGCCTTTTACTTTGTTTACAAATCCGGTTAAGGTGTTATTTGCTTGCGCGACTGCGCCCTGCAATTGTGTTGTATCACCGGAAAACTTTAATATGAATTTATTTTCTGCCAAGTGATTTCATTAAAAGTTGTTCTTCCGGTGTCTGCTTTCTTATAGTTGCGAATTGTGCTTTACCGCTACTAATAAGTTTGCTTAATCTCATACTATCTATTTCAAGTGGAAACAAGTTTTCGGGCTTTGTGGCTTTGTGGTTGCCCATAAAGTAGCACATCATCCGAGTTTGTTCCCACTTGTCTTGCTGCTCTTCTTTCCATGCGTCATAAGCTATGAATAGTTCCCTTAAAGTATAGGCCGCAAGTTCCCACGGCTTTAACTTCAGATAACCTAAACCGATTCTGTCGAAGTCGTTCCACGTGAAATGTCCTTTTGATTTACTTCGCTTTTTTTTTCTTTCGGAAATGAGTTATTGAAAATAGCCCACATATCTTGAAGGCTTTCAATTCTCTGTTCAATCCAGTCGTTCACCTGAAAAAGTGTGAATGGTGGCTTTGGTTCCTGTCCTTTATTTGGGTTATAAAGCCCCCACTTTAAACCGGAATACATTAATGCCGTCCAGCTTTCAGCAGATTCAAACCAATTCTTACTTCCAGAAAGAAGCTTTTGACCTGTTAACTTCTCGAATTCAATCATGGCATTACGGCCAAAATTAATTGGCCGTTCCTCGCCTCCGATATTGATTTTATTCATTAGCTAATAGTGGCTTGAGTTACTACACCTGTTGCCTTGCCGCTTACGCTGAATTTGATGCTATCTTCAACACCGCCTTCATTAGAATACTTTTCAATCATTCCGGTGAAGGTGTATTCTTTGCTTCCAGTTACTCCGTCACTTGCAGTTAGTGCCAACTGCGTACCGGCTACAAGGGCAGTAAACAGATCATCAGGAGTCGTTCCTGAATCTCCGAAGTCAACAATACCCGAAATGCTGAATGTAGCACCTTTCAAACCTCCACCAGTCAGGTATTCTTCCCACCCTGCGGAGTCTTTGGTTGTTACGTCAATCAGTTTGTTATTTATTTCGATAGAAACATCTGTAAGATTATCTACCGCCACATCAGAAACCAGTAGTTTCCATTTGGTTGAATTTTGCTTTGCCATGACTTATTTCTTTTTAGATTTTACTTTTTTAATCGCTTCTACTAACTCGTTTTCACCGGTTGAGTATTCTGCAATGCCTTCCGCTACCAACTGTGAAGCGATTGAATCACCTACAATTGTAGATTTACCTATTGGCCACGTTTTACCATTCGGGCCTTTCGTTTCTTTCAATAATTTGATCCACCTTGCCATTATCTTCGGGTTATGAATTTATAAACCTGTTCTTTTACGTGCTGAATGCTGTCTTCAATTTCCTCCACATCTGAAAATTGTGTTTCGAAACTTGCGCTTACTACTTCAATCGTATTGTAAGTTCCTTCCGAAACCCGATCTAAAGCTAACCTTGCATCTCTTGCCATTTCAGCAACCTTGTTACGTCCTGCCGCAAAATGTCTTACCTCAATCATGTCAAAATCAAAATCACTGGGCCCTGACTTTGTATCGTTCGGGTCTTGGCTTGCCTCCCTTACTATCGTGTAAGGAAGTGCTGCCGTCTGCGGTGCTATGTCGTAATAAATGCGACTTGCTGCCGCACTGCCTCCTACATGGGCGTTAAATGTCGCGTTGTTTGCCAGTATGTGGTAAGCTGCCAACTCCGCATTCATATTAACACGCCTTTATTTTTAGCCCTGATCTTATTCAACTTACGTTGCATCTCTTTATTCATTGCTGAATTCCGTTGATGCTCACTTACTTTAAAGCCTCTTATTACTGCGTTGTCCAGTTGGTTTTTAACCACACCGCGACTCTTTCCGTTAGAAATACGCGGCTTCTGGTTAAATCCTTCTGTCATGTGCTGGGCAATAACAGCTACCTTTTGGTTACCGATCATTTCCTTAAAAGCCGGCCCAACTAAAACGTAAGGCTTGCCCTTTCCACCCTTCACGCGTGAGGTAACCAAATCCTTTTTAAGTTTCTGTTTGACCTCGCCTTTAAAAGGCACTGACCTCTTAGCGGCTTTCGTTACTTCTCTGCCTCCAGCCCTGATAACCTGACCTAATTCACGATCCGACAATTCATGACGCACATCACGGAAGAACTTCATTACCGAAGCAACTCCTTCTACTTGTATGTCCATTGTCTTAGCCATTGTCGCGATATTCTCCGGTTACTATTACTGAATTCCCACGGCCTTCTTTCTGAATGCCTCTAACCCGATACCTTTTTACATCTGACGGGCTTGAGATACTAAAGACTGTAAACTCCCATTCAAACGTAAGGCTAAATCTGCGGTCATAGATTCTAAAGTCCTGCATCGTTACCCCTACCTGTTGCTGGGCGTCAATCTTCTCATTTGATGACCTGAATATTCTTTCACCTCTACACGCACCTTGCTCGGAAAAGCTTGCAACCACATCACCTATACCGTCTTTCGCTTTTGTTGGAGCGTAAAAGGTTAAGATGTGATCTAAGAAGCCCTGTTTTAAAGGTCTAAGCATCGTATTCAAAGAACACTTTAGTGTGTAACTTATGCTCAACTAACAAATCATCAATCTTTTTGCTGATCTGATAAATTGGCGTATTTTGATCGTTACCCCTCCAATTATAATAGTCCGTTACCATCGCTCGGATAATCTGCTTATAGATCGCTGGGACGGCTTGCTTTTGCGCTCCTTCATTATCTCCAGAAGCCCCATATCCAGCAATATATTCAATAACAATTGCGTCCGGTCTGTCGTACAGGTCTGGTAAATCGCCATGAAGTTCAACTTTACCCGGCTCATCGTAGTTATGAACCCTGTAAATTGATGAATTCAAAGTCTGTAAAGTGTTATCTAAATCATAATGCTTTATAGACTCAACGCTAACCAATGGACCAATTGGTAATTCAAAAAGATAATCAGTATCGTAAAGCCAATCGCTTACAAATAGCTGATAAGTTTTCTGAAGTAAGGCCCTTCCTGTTCTTCGCTCGAAATTGTCAATAGCAGATGCAATATATAGTTCAATCAAATCATCATCACCGGTAAAAGCTGCATCTATGTTTAAATGTGGCTTAATGTCTGCCGCATCAAACAAAGGATTGCTACCGGTTTTGAGCTTGTTGGCTATCATTCTACAATTTCACAATCACCGTTAAGGCAAAGCTGCTCTGCAAGGTTAGCAGGAAGTTCGCCTTCTTTGCCTTCCCTGATATTTCCGTAAAGCGAGGTATTGATGTTTTTCAACGCCTTTACCTTTACTATAGGAGGAGTCTGCAAGTCAGACTCCTCCTTTTCTTTTTCTTTCTTTGCCATTATGCTTGAGTCATTTTCTTGATACCAGCAGTGTTCGCATAGCGACCATCAGCACGTAAGAATAACAACCATGCAGTTTGATCTGCATCTGCAAAACGCTCTTCCAATCTCTTGATTGAATAAGAGTTTACAAGGCGAACGAAATACTTTTTCATATCACCGAAAAGCATTGTTACGTTAGTCGTAGCCACACTTGAGGCCATGTCCTGATTAACAAGGTAACGGAATCCGTCAATAGTATCAGGCGCACCTACTGAATAACCGGGCTGCCACAAAGGACGTCCATCATTTGTAGATGATCCGATAGTCAACTTCTTCAAATAAAGAAGGATGTTATCGTGGAACATGAAACGGGCAGAAGGACTCATTCTGTAAGATGGGTCAACAGCGTGAACCAAATCAAGAATTTCAGCGAACGTAATTGCGGTAGCTGAAGCGGTAGTTTTGCCAGCAGCGGCACCGGTTACAATACCCTGTGGCTTGCTTGAGTTATCGCCAGTTGTGAATTGTGTATTTACAATTCTTGCGATACGGGTAGCAAGTGCATTTGCAATGTAGGTTTCAAGATCAACGCCTGTATCTTGTAAAAGTTCGTTAGAAACTTTCATAGGCTTGCTTGAATACTTGTAAGCCTTCATTGTGATCTGGCCAAAGGTCAGGTCAGCCGCGTTTGCAAAAGCGTCTCCGTTCTCTGCCAACAATTCACCAGTTGTGCCGGTGTCGTCATTAGTAGGGAAAGGAAGATCGTTACCTGTTGTGGTTCTCAACACCTCAAAGATGTTTTCTGCTTCAGCTCCAAAAGAAGCTGTCATCTCTGAAAAGAATGGCGAAATATATTTCAATTTAGCGTCAATCTTTGCGATAAATCCTTGCGGAATTGAGTAACCACCGGCAGAACCGGAAGTACTTTGTGCGCGTTGAAGAACGCCTCTTTCTTCTTCTGAAAGAACTCCGTTAGCGATCATTTTAATGAACGCTTGGTTTTCGCGCTTCATGGTTTTGAATACTTCTTTTTCTTCAGAAGAAAGTGAATCACTTCCTTTTTCCATTCCACGAGTAAAAATCGCCTTACGCTCAAATGAACTTAAGTTTAAAACTTCTTTTTCAGTGTTTTCAGGATTTAATCCTTTGATTTTCTCAGCGGCTTCAAGTTCTTCAGCGCGTTTCAAAACTTTAAGCTCGTTATTAGCGGCTTCGTAGTCTTTGTCCCACTGCTTAAATTGAATATCCTCTTCTGGTGTGAGAGTTGCGCCCTCTTTTAATTTACGGGCTACATCTTGCATTTGCGAATGAGCCTTGCCCATCTTATCACGCAATTCTTTTTCTTTAGCGGTCATTTTTTTAGTTTGTTTTCGTTTTCAATTACTTTTAATCTGGCCTCGTAGTACGATAACCGATTTTCTTTAGGAGGTTTTGGTTTTAATTCCTCTATTTCTTTTTCCAATGCTTTAATTTTTAAAGCAAGTGGGTTTTCTTCCAGTTCACTTTTAAACTTAGCGGCCTGATCTGCTCCAATTGGAACTAATGAAAGTTCGTGCTCTCTCCACCATGTTCTCACTACCATCGGGTAGCCATCTTCAAACTGATTTTTGTAAGAAGTGCCGTCAATTATAACACTCGCGCCTTTTGGTATCTCAACAGAAAATTCGCGGTCAGTCATGTAACCAATCGAAACAGAATCAATATGGCCTTCTGATATTTTCTGCCTGATTACCGGCTCTGTTGAACTGATATAAGTTTTGCAAACAAGATTTTCGCCTTCAGTCCTGAAATCTGCCGCACTTCCTTTTACTTTTTCAATTGAACTTCTGTTATGAGAATCCAATAACGGAACTTTACCGGTTGGTGATCCTTCACGGTATTTCATAGGAAGTATTTCACGAATTACTTCCCACCTTTCCCAATCTACAACAAGTGCTGGGGCTTCTGTGGTCGCTATCGTATCAATTCCTTTATCAAAGTCCTGTTCTTTTGCTCCTATGGCAATAGCCCGCGAACACATACCGCCCCAATTGTTAGGGTTTTTCTGTTCTACGCCTTCAACTTTATATTCACGTTTCATTGTAATATTTTTAAAGCCTCTTCGGTTTTGCCGTTCAAAAGTTCTTTAAGTTTCTCTTTTTGTTCCTGAGTAACGGGCCTTTTTGATTTTGCTATGTCATCAATTAGGTTAAGTGGCGCGCTACCCTGATTTATAAACAAGCGATTTGAACCTTCAATGAATTCTCTGTTCTCCATTGACCGGCCCTCGCTTGGAGTAAGCAATGCAGCGTGTACTTGCGTAGCCATAGCGTTAGACCTTGTAATCAGATCGGCACGAACATAAGCATTCATGTTAAATTCGCAGTAGTAACCACGTTTATCTTCTATTGGAAGCTGGAAAAGTTTGTAGGAATATTCGGCCTCTATTTTTACAAGTATCGGGGCGATTGTATCCTGTAAAAATTCGATAGCCATGTGTTCAATATTGCTGAAAGTAGCCCGTGAAAGATCGTAAAGCTTATGAGGTGGAACGCCTAACCATCGAGCAATAGTCGTTACTGAAAAATTACCAGCCTGTAAAAATTCAACTTCTTCCGGTTTAAAGCTCATTGGCTCGTAATCAATACCGAAAGGCATCATTACGTCCTTACCTTTTCTTTTAATCGAATCCCATGCCGCTTGCGCATTCTTTCTGTCTGGATCGCTTATTGGCGTTTTAGGTGTAAGGATTGCCGGAGGTCTTGCGCCTGAATTGTAAACCTCTGAACCGTAATCCCTGCGGGAAATTTCTAAGCCTAAATCTTCTTTGGCGTATTTTATTACGCCCTTGCCTACAATACCATCACCTAAGTGGGGTACGTGTATAATATCTGCCGAGCGATATACTTTTTCATCGCCTTCAATTTTGTAGTAAACTTCCCGAACGTCTTCATAAACTGTAACCTTATCAGGATTCAACATTTGAAGTTCAATCGCTTGTCCTAAATCGTTCCTGATAATTTTTGCATAGTGGTTGCCACGAAAGTGCATGTGATTGATAATCCTATCTACCCACACTTTCCAACTCATTTTAGGATTAGGACGTTTGGTAATTCTTACCGCTGGCAGCTCGGATAAATCTACCTCTGTGCGTCCATTGGAAGATTTTTTGAAAATCTTAAATGGTATTGAAGATGCAGCCCCACCAAGTACAGCAATACCGCGCCAAAGGGCCGATACTGTTAATGCGTTTTCTTGATTTACTTTTACCCCTGACTTGGAAGATGGGCCTCCGAATAATTCATCAAGCGCAACACCGTCTATTTTTTGTTTTGGGTCTTCAAGATTTACGCCCCGCGTTTCCCAAACAAACTTATTCCAGAATTTTTGAAATGTCGCTGCCATATTCAGCAGCAAAGGATATTATTTTACTAATCAGGCTTTAGTAACTATGTTTCGATTTTCATCTTTTCTTTCTTCGCTCTCTGATTCGCTTTGACCTTGCAACTCGATAGGACTCTGAGTCTGAATATTTACGGTGGCCTGTTTCTTCTTCATGGAGTTTTTCTGTTTTTTCATAAGCGGCTTTATAAGTGGGCGATTCTGTAAGGAATCGATCAAAAACCCTATCGAAGTCTTTGGCTGTGGCATTTAGCTGAAAGTTTCGGTTCATTTAAACTAAATTCATTCAAATTTAAGACAATTCAAGAAAATCTAAGCTAATTTTTGGCTTTTTTACCCACTCATCATAGGCCGCAACTGCCATAACAAGGGCCACCGCTCCGTCAACTCTTTGCTTTGGGTTGCCCTTAATTATTTTAATATTGTCGTTTGTGTCTTTTAATATTTCAGCATTCCTTATGTTCCATGTCAAAATAGGGTGGCCTCCGTGCCTAATTTTTCCACCAAGCAACATTGCCTCTAGTTGTTTGGTAGGCGGACTCATACCTTTTCCGTTGCTTGTCCATAGTGACTGTGAATATGGCATGAACTTATCAACCCCTAAAACCTCTGTCAAACTGGTAATCATTTCACCGGCAAATAAAGATGGGTCATAGTTTGTTATAAAAATATCACGCTTCATGTGTTCCGATATAATCCAGTTTTTTATATCGTCTTTGCTGATAGCGTTACCCGGCGTGGCGAATAAATAATTCTTTGCCCTCCAATCCCTGTAAGTGGTCCGGTCTTCCCGTTCTCTTTGCTCTAAGGTGCCATCAGGTATCCAATAATATGGTATTACATCCTGAACTTCGTTTCTTCTGTCTGTTAAAGTAGCAAGGCCATCCTTTAATCCAACATAAATATCTTCATTAAATTCATCCAATATAAGCTTTTTCAACTTTGATAATGAATCTACCTTTATGCTAAAATCTTGAATCTCTGATGTTCTTTCAATGCCTTGCTTTTTATCAAAAAACTTTTCTTCAAATGATGGGATTATTTTTTTAATCGCATAAAACATATCGCTTTTAGAAACCTTTTGGGTTGGCTGGTCTGAAATCAAAACCCATGCACTAAAGTCGTAAGTCCTTCCACCGTCATAACCGGCAAACCATTTGCATTCTCTTTCCTTTACCGGTGCTTTTCCTTTTTTCCATACGTCTTCAGGAATCCAAATCTTTGGCGCGTCAGTCCAGATGTTTAAAGACTTTGTTTTAAATGATACTAACTTAGCCTCACCTTCGTTCTTTGCCTTAACATATTCTTTCTTTAAATCTGAAAGCGTAACGCATCCGGGTTGATCTAAACTTGGATTAGCTTTATGCCAGTTTTCAAGGTCTTCCCAGTCATCGCCTTCATCCATAGAATGAATCATTATGAAAAGGGAATCGTCCTCTTTTTCCTGATTCAGAATATCGACACAGACCTTACGGAATCCGAAACAAAAACCATCTTTACCACTAACATACGGAAGCCCTGCGGTGGTGGTCATGTCGATCAAAGGGTTTAGCCTCCCCTTGATGCTTTCTTCCATTACGTCAAGCAAGTATCTGTCTGGCCATGCGTGTACCTCATCTGCTTTTATCTCGCTGGCGTGTCTTCCGTCCTCGCTTTTAGAATCCCGGCCTAGGGCGCGAATAAATGAGTTAGGCGTGTCTTTTGTTATTACCCTTGTAAAATATTCCCCTGCTTTTTTGGTATAAATCAAGTCCTTTAATCCGGGCGAAGAAAGCAAAAGATTTGCCGCGTCATTGGTAATTATGTAAGCCTGATTTTCCTTTGTAGCAATTGAGAAAACCTGCGCACCGGTTTGCTCGGTAACTAATATTCTATAGGCTCCGCGTGCCGCGCTGGCCGTGCTCTTTCCGTTCTTTCGGGCCACCTCTTCGTAACTTGTTACAAATCTGTTACTACTATCTGATTTGTTTTTCCATCCGTAGATGTTCCAAAACTGAAATTGTTGGTGTGGGAGTGGGACGAATGGAGTCCCTTTAGCCTTGCCTTTGTAGTGGTTGAGTAGCTTGCAAAATTCGATTGATTGATTAGCTGATTCTTTGTCGAAGAACCAGCCTTTTTTATCTGCGTTCTCTAAATCTCGGAAGTAACGCTCAACGGCTAACCGGATAAGTTTACCAGTCTTTATTTTGCCGCTTAAAACATCATGCGCGTATTGTTCGGCTACGTGCATTTTATTCTTTTGTATCTAGATAAAACCTTGATTTAATGGTTAAAGTTTCAGTTATCCATTGAGATAAAATAACTGGAAATCCATTATCTGAAATGGTTTCTGGTATCGACCTATTGATTTCGATAGTTATGTCTTGATGTGTTTTAGCTATCTCGTCAATATAAGCCTTTAATTCATCAACTTTTTCTTTCGTCATAACGCCTCGTTTTTTCTGTATGTTTCCTGCGCATCATTAACAAGCCTATTGTAAATAACGCGATGTTCTAAATCAGTAAATACATCATGCGAAATTAAAGCCTCGACCCTGTACTTCCCTTTTGGGGTGTTAAGGAATATTTCGCAGAAGTGCGTCCGGTCGAAGTCGCTATTAAAAGCCGTATAAATCAAAACCAGATGACCATCAAAATCAAGGCTTATCCTTTCAGCAAATTGCTTTTCGATTATCTTAATCATTGCATCCGCTGCGGTTTTACCATTCAAACCAGATTGATCTACTGTCTGGCCTATTATCTTTTCAATCTCATCAACACTTACGCCAAGTTTTTGCGAAAGTATATCATCGGGTAATTGATACTTTTCTTTAGCGAAATTGAAAACTCTTTCAGCTTGATTGCGGTACATGGTTATTTTAGAACTTTTATTGATTTACCCCTGATATATTAATTGATTTAACAGTCCACAATCCAACGGACTTACCATTTTGTAGTTGTATGTATTGTGGTAGAGAATCCTTTGTAGTTATGTCAATTAATTCAACCATCATCCTGCCTTACGCATTAAGTTTAACTTGCCAAGATTCTCATCTGCGGGTGATTTCTCTTTCTTTATTATGCCCAACCGCTTCCTGCCGGCCGGTGTAATCCCAAATAATACAGCCGTTGTTTTTATCCTTTCGTAAGCGTCAGCGTAAACAGTAAAGGCCGGGTTTTTTATCATGCTTTGACCTCCACCATTGTTGGTAATTGGAACCACCGCGCCCTTTTTCATTTCATCCCTGAGTGAGTCAATTACATCAAACTGGTAGCAGTATTCTTCAAACAATCCTAAGTCGGATTCTTCAACCTTGCCCAATTGTTTCATGGCGTTATCCCATGCCCTTTTCGCTTCTTTTTTAAAATACTCTGGATATTGCATAAAAACCCCTTTTTAGGCCAAAATAGCGTGCGGAAAATTCAAC